CAATGGCGACTACGGCTTAATCCAACCATCAGTGGCGCATGGACTGCTGCTAGTAATGGCAGGGGAAATGTGGAAGTTATGAGCAGCGGCACTTTTTCTGGTGGCACTGTTATTGGAGGAGGTTTGGTCGCATCGCGCAGTAGTATTGAATTTGACCCCGAAAGCGGACTCGCCTTAGCCCTTGGCAGCACCATTGACGGTACTAGCGACGTTATAGCTTTGACTATTCAATGCAGCGCCAGCGAGCAGGCTACAGGGCTGCTGGGGTGGAGAGAAGTTGTCTGAAATATTTTACAGGCGCCAAGGATCCGCCATGATCACTCCAGGCAAGCACGATATTGCCATTTATCAAGGAGCCACCTTTGAACTGCAAGTGTAGCATAAGGATTCTTCTGGCACACCTGCAAACATAAGTGGCTAAACGATGTAACTATTGATTGCGGAGAGTTTTAGGAGTAAACTTGAGCGGCAAACAGAAACTGATGGAGGATCCTTTGGTGGATTGGTTGAACACTCCTGAAATCAAAGCCTTTCGTGGAGCTTGGCAAGCAGAAGAGACAAGAATGCAAGCAGAGGATCAAGCTTGGTGGGACAGCCTCAACATAGAGGAAAGAGCAAGATGCTTCAGGCAAATGATGAAGCTCATGCACAAGGCGGAAATCAAAGACAGGGGCTCCTATCGCTATGCCATGTACGATGTTTTTGGCGTGGACTATTGCGACGGACTAGCTCACTACATGGAGCTACACAATGCTATTTATCGTGGCCTGGAAGCGGACAGAAGGGCCTATAGGACGGATGATGAGGATGTACTAGGCGAAGATACAATTGGCCCGTGAGAGCCGCTCCTGCGGACAGCAGCATTAAGCCTACGATTACTTCCATCGTCTGTCCTATTCTCCTTCCATTTTACTGGGAAGCTGCCAAGTGATACGGAGTTCCCCTCCCAGAGCCTTAATGTCGTCGCTAGCGTCTGGAGGTGCTTCACGCACGATCATCACAGAAGGGACAATGGCATCGCGCAAGGGCGTAACAGTGGCTTCAGGAAATAGCTCTCGAGCCTTGTCGGCAAGCTGATTCGCCTTGGTTTCCCTTTCGTCTTTTTCCCATTGCTTCACCAAAGCAGCAGCTTGCTTGTCCACTGCTTCCATTACCACTTTCGTTTTCCACTCTGTCCAGTCGGGCCTGCAATAGGCCATGAGCATCTTGAACCAAGGCTTTCCCGCTAGCGAAGGCCACTGTCCTGCGGCCCAAAGGCCAGCTTCATAGCACAGTGCATTCAGCCAGGACTGCCGGTTCATCCTTCTCTTTTTTCCATAAAATAAAAGAGCAATGGAAGCACGTTGCTTAACCTTCCTGGAAAACTGACAGAAATACTGTGCCCGCCTTGGTTAGCGGCAATACTTTATCGCGAAGATCAATGTTAAAGATTCTGCAACAACCATGAGTTGGCACTAGCGGCTGCTTGGGTGCCCACGCGCCCGGCCAGCCATTTGCGGACCCACCCCCGTGGAGGCAAATTCCAGAGCGTCCGTGCTTGGCCTCTTGATTTTCTAACTCAACCATGTCAAAGGTGTACCAGCCATACGCCATTAGAGTGCGGTCGTAAGCAGGGTTGCTCCCGACTCGTTCATAGTCTCTGTAAATAGCTCCCAATTTGTATAGGCCGGGAGGACAGTCAGAATTTTTAATCTTCCATTCAAAGTCGCTGTATTGTCCACGAGCCAAGCAGGGAATCTCCCATAGTAGTTTTCCTTCAAAAGAAAAAGCCTTCATTGTCTCCACTAGATCATTGACAATCAAATGGGAGTCGCCTCTCTTGAAGCCAAAATCTTGCGGGCGTTTCTTTGGACCGATCATGGTAGAAGTGGTGGATTCGGGAGCGTATTGTTTCATGAGCCGCGAAAGTTTCGCGGGATATTCTGGGTCAGTGGCGTATTTCTGCTCCTTAAGCATGCGAGCAGCGGCGTAACGATTAGGAGCATTGTTAATGCCCTTAAACTGCCTATAGTCTTTATACCAGCGAGTGATGAGATATTCGATGCAGGCAGATAAGCTTGGAAAATCAATGAAGCCCGCCTTGATTGTTACCCACTTCCCATCGTAAAATTCTTGTGTAGATACCACACTGCCCCCACCTTTTAGGCCGAGGTAGTTGTGCTTGCCAGAAGTGTGTTGGCCAAAGCCGCTCTCTAAACAGCACTGAGCCGCCACAAGCTCCGGAAATCGCGCCCCGTGCTTGCGGGCAAGCTGAAAACACTCATCCCAGAACTCTTTGCTTGTGGCCACTGGCTTCAGCCCTTCACGCGGAAGATAGCCTTAAGACCAGTGAGGAGCAATTGAATGAGGTTGTTCTCTTTCCAAGGAGTGTGTTGAATCACCTGATCGAGAGCAGCAATGACAATGCCGCCAACAACGAACCACTCGACGCCAGTCATGATCGTAAAGAAAGTTTCTTAAAGCCTAGCGTCCAATCTCAAGCGAACGCACCCTTGTTTCCAAGCCCTTAATATTTTCTGTGAGTTGATCAAGCTTCTCTGCAATGTTCTCCACTTGCGTGGTGATCTTCACTTGCTGCTGGCCAATGCTCATCATCATGCCACCAGTGGCGAGCAGCATGCCAGCAGTAATGCTCACGGCCAAATGCGCTAGTTGTTCCTGCCAGGCATTCATTGCACGCAAGCTTTTTGTCCATTCTAAACAATTCCCACGCCGTTGTTTTTCTGGGTAGGCTTAAGGCAAGACAACTTATTTCGCCATGGGGAAAGGAAATGAGGCCGACTTTCTTCTTTATTCCCTTTGTGAATTACGCCCTGGAGAAGCTAAGCGTCGTTTCCGAAAAAGTATTTTTGAAGACTACTTCCTGCGAGGCCCATTTGGTCACTGTGCCTGTGCCTATTGCGGCAAGTGGACGGAAAATCTGACCATCGACCACATTGTTCCCAAGAGCAAAGGCGGTCCGCATTTTTCAAAATGGAACAGCGCTCCTGCTTGCCTGTCCTGCAATGCGAGCAAGGGGAGCCTGCCAGTGTTTGAATGGTGGCGACCACAGAAGTTTTGGACGCCAGAGCGGGAAGAGAAGCTTCTTGCCTGGGTGCATGCTCATAGCTTCATCAGTGCTCATACAGACATTGGAGAATGGGAGCAATGGATGGAGCAAACGCAGCGAATCGTGCCAGTGCATGATGAAAAGCAAAAGGCGGCTTTGTGGCCGCCTTTGTCGCAATTAAAGCTTGCTAGTTAATTGGCTCGAACAGTTCTGAAGGACCTTGTCTGACGGAGGGCATGGGACAAAAGCCATCTGTGCATTCTTCTTCTAAGCCCAAACTTTCTCGCATGATGGCTAGCACTTTCGTCGCCGTGTCATTGGCCTTCACTTCTTCTGTCTCGACCATGGCAATTAAGCGATCGAGATACCACTGAGCCTTTTTGAGGTCTTGAGCGCCATTTTTCATTTCATAGCGCCAAATGTATTTCAGAATGTTGCCCTTGAGCATGCCCTTAAAGGCTTCTCCGCTCATGGAAGCTTCGATGGCTTCGATGGCTTCGATGGCGCCGCTGGCATAGTGCGACGGGCTGTTCACGGGATCGTGCATGATCAGAATTGGTAGTTGTTGGTTTCAAAAGCCGCAAAGGCTTCAGGAGCGATGGGGCGAGCAAGCTCTAACAAAGCCTCGGCATAGGCCACGATTTCATACTGAGCGCCCTTGCCAATGCGAAGGCTGATGAAATGCAGCAAAGCCTGCAGCGAGCATGTCCAGACAAAACTGGTGTACATGGCAGGAGGCAGAATAGCTCGAGCCTGCTCCTTGCTCACTCCCATTGCAATCAGCTCCTCATAGGCCGCCTTGGCCGTCGCTACGCCCTGCACATAGAAGAGCCTGGCCCTTGACTGTGCGCTGGTGCTAACGGGGCCTGCAGACGCTTGACGGTTGCTCTCCGATTGTCCTAGGAACTGGTCAGGCATGTAAAACTGAGCATCTTCCGCTGAGCAATAGCGAAAGCTCTTTTCGTTCCAGCCAAGTTGATCGTCAACGTAAGTAGAAGCGACAGTGTGCTTCCACCATTGACGAGCAACAAATAAAGGCGCTTTCACCTGCCACTTGAACACCACGCCACGAAATGGGCTTGTATGGTGCTCACGAGCGAGATAGTTGAGAAGCTTTTCGTCCTTCTCATCCCATTGCTCTTTTCTGTTGTCAAAGCTTTGACGGGCATCATTTACCACGGACAAACTATTGCCCATGGAGTCGATGAGAGCCACGAGGCTCTTGCCGTCTTTAAGGGGATCAATGGAAGGGAAATTAGTCATTGGAGGTGCGATCAGTACCAGTCATCAGGCGGAAGGTAAAAGCAAGGAGCCACCACTGCCAAAAGCCGAGCGCAAAGGTCGGGAAAAGAATGGCGGCGCAAAGGCTGAGCATCCATGCACGCAGGCAAGTGATCAAAAATGCGCTGATGCTTAAACCAACAAGGCGTCCAAGCTTTGTGGCCGTTTCGTCAGAGACAGTCATTGAGGAACGAAGGCGATGGGGCGGATGCGTTGAATTGCCACTGTACTAGAGACGAGAGTATCCTTTCGCTCCCAGGCGACCACTGCCGCTTTTCTTCCATTGCTTTTAACAAAACCTTGGAAGATGCCGAAGAGACTTGTCGGCACCATACCAGCCCCTGTGAGGGTGACCAGTACCACTCGCTCTCCAATGGTCCATGCATAGTTCTTGGGCAACTGCGGCAGTCTATGCTTTCTGCTCAGTGGGCGCAAGACTTTCTGGCAGTCCGAACCTTCTTTTTCGGCATTCCTACCATCATCCACTGCCTTGACAAAACTCTTGCGACCATCATGCTGCTTTAGCCTAAAGACAACAAAGGAGGGCGAATGCATGAGCTTTTGTATTCCAGTGGAGATGGTCTACAATGGTCAGATCAAGCGGGGCATTATGGGACCGTTCGAGCATTCAGCAGAGCGTCAGTTTGCTTTGACAGTAAACAAACGAGCCATTGACGAATGCTCAAGCTTGGATCAGTTGAAGCCAGTAGCAAAGAATTTGCTTGAAGGCTGGTCCACTATGAACACGGCCCTGCAAAGCATGATGCTGGAAAACATTCAGCTTCGTCAGGCGCTAGCCAAGAAAGAGCTTGATTTACGGGCAGCAGATGAACTCATGAATGAGGCCGCTGAGATTGTGCAACAATATGCGAAGCAATCAAAGAAAGCCAGGCCGAGTCTTTGGCCATGGTAGAAGTTAGGAGGAAGATTGTCCAGCCGCTTGTATACGCGAGATTATATTTTTTGCAATCGCGCTCATAACCAGAGCCAGTGACGTGGCGGCCACGACTGTAAACGCCACCTTGGATTTCGACGCCAGTGCGAGAGAGGGGGTGAGCAAAGTCAAGGCGATACCGTTTCGATCGTTTGCTGCGGGAATAGCGCTCTTGAAAATCTTTTTCCCACGCATCAATATCAGAAAATTCTCTTTCAAGAATTAACTTTGGGAAATGCGCTTGCCAAAGGCTGAGAAACTGATCTTCAAGAGCGCTCACCAATTAGACGGCAACTAAATGCACTGTAGTTGCTTTGATGAAGAAAGGGGCCGAAGCCCCTCTCCCTAGCCACACCGCACCGCGCCAATCCTGACCACGGCTTGCCGCGCAACGACTGACCTTGCCATAGGAACCCATCTTAGCCAACCATCGACAAAGTGACTTTAGCCCCTTGGTTCTGGTAGTGGCCGGAATAAGCCTCTTCCACGGCACCATCGAGCTGGTAAAGCATCACCTGCACAATTCCTTCGTTCGCATAGATGCGAGCGGGAAATGCCGTGGGATTGGCAATGTGCATGGTGAGATGGCCAGCCCAGCCAGGTTCAATGGGCGTCACGTTGATGACGATGCCACAGCGAGCATAGGTGGACTTTCCATCGCATAGCCCCATGATGGACGGAGGCATAGAAATCAATTCCAGGCTCACGCCAAGGCCAAAGCTATGGGGAGGCAGGACGAACCAACTTCCATGGGGACCATGATTCAGACAAGCTTCATAGCCAGTGATTGGCATGAGCTTAGGGTCAAGCGTTGGCTTGCTTTTCCCCTTGTAGTCTTTCCCGTCGAAAATCAGGAACTGGTCAGGCGACAGGCGAATGTCATAGCCTGCCTGGGAAAGGCCATACGAGATGGCCTTGGTTCCACAGTCAAGCGACCGTCGCTTTTCGCCTACGAAAGGAAGGAAGATGTCCAGCTCTGCGAGCTTGGCAATTTCCTTGTCGTAGAGCAGGCTCATGGCTCAGAAAAGGTCGTCAGAGCCGCCTTCACGATTGTCCCAAAGACTGGCATAGCCTTTGGCGCCTTCCTTCTGGCCTTTCACCTTGACAGAGCCAGTGAAGCCAGGGGCACGGTCGGAAGTCTTGCGCTCGTTCGGCCAGACAGCCATGTCGAGGGAATAGTTGCCGCGCTCGTTGGGGCCTGCTTCCTTAAGGGCCTTCAGAACGTCAACCGTGAGGTCGATAGCAGCAGTGATTGGAGGCTTTCCAGCCATGGTGTTTCTCCTGAGGAGTGATGGAGCCCTTTGTGGGCCTGCCAATCTTACCCCCTATCCATGGTGAGCGCAAATGCCTTGCCTCCTGGGTAGTGGTCTTTGAAATATCTCTTAACAGTGTCTGCCGTGATGCGCTGCTGGTTGATCAGTTCAAAGCCGTCAAGGTGGACGAGCTGCAATGACGGCTCGCTTTCTTCGTTTTCGGGGTCGTAGCAGGCAATAACACACCATGCCTCATCAATGGGTTGCTGGTACATTTGCTCTACTGCCATGGAATAGGCACCTAGCTGCCGCTTGTAGTCGGCCAGTTGGTAATCAGGCTTCTCCTTGTAGCTGGTCTTCCAATCGACCAGAGCAATGGCGCCGCCGGTCATTTGCGCCACCATGTCGAGCGTGCCTGAGTAGCCAATGCCAAGGCCAGCGTCATACCAGGCCACGGCACTCTCCACTAGCAGCGGCTCTTGAATGCCCTCTAAGAATGGCTCTACTGCTTCAAAGTAGGGGCGCCAGTCGGGAGCTTTGTCAAGGTGGTGCTCAATATCTTCCCCATCGAAATGATCTTCCAGCACACCGTGCATCCAGGTGCCACGATTGGCTGCAAGGCGAGTGCGGCGATTGGCTTCATCAGCTCCCACACGCTTGCGCCAGTTAATCAGGGCCATCACCTTTGCCACAGGAGCCATGGCCGAAAGGAAGGTAGTGACGGAAGGCAGGACGATACCCTCCGGCACATTGGGAAACCCTTCGTTGATGTAGTGGCGTTTGCCGTTAAGGCTGATGCGCTTCGGCTCAAACTGCTCAAACGAAGGCACGGTGGCTGCCAAACAAAGGTCTAGACAAGCCACTGTACCGTCAACGACTAGGAATGCAATAGCCGCCAGAGCTGTAGTAGCCAAGCGGGCAGGAGCCGTTTTTGATGATGGGCTGGTTGCAAGCTGCAGCAGTGATGGGCAAAAAGCAGAAGAAAATGAGAACGATTTTCATGGTCGGGGAAACGAAAGACTTACTTTGGGGTGGTCAATGATCGCGCCAGTGTCACGGTCCCAAGTGGTGCCGCAGTCTGGGCATTGATAGGCATAGCCTTTGTCCGTCTCCCATGACGACAGGAGAATCACGCGGCTGAACCATTTGGAGCCACCAAATAAATGGCGGCTTTCTTCTGGAATGGGCGTGTCGTGCCAGAGACTGCCGCATTCAGGACAGTGTTGCAGCTCATCAAAACGAGTCATCACAAAATCCTCTTAGGTCGATCGGCTCAAGAAGATGATTAACTTTGACGCGCTGAGTTATCCCGTCAAACTTGCGTTCATACCAGCGCCAAGAGCCTAGCCTGTTGACTGGACCCATCAAACTGTAGTGGCCAAGCACTGATGGCCATTCAAATCCTTGAACCCTAACCTGGATGGCTGCGTTAATCACGGGGCATTGTCTCCAGTTCGTCAAAGGCACGGCGGACCAAGTCGTTCACCTCGGAAGACAAGCGTCCATCAGCAACAGCGGTGTCGATGGCAAGCAGCGCCTGTTCCCTTAGGCTTGGCTTCTTAGGACGGCGGGCGGCGCGGAGCTGTGCTCCCTTGGGTGCCAGAAGATACTCGTCAAGCCACTCACAACAGGCTTCTAGCTCTTGGTCAGCGCCAAGGCGAGACGCTAGCGATGCGATGGCAGACGCCTCTGCGATTGATACAGTAAGTCCGTTATTAATGATCCATTTTTTAATTATTGCCAATGATGGAGGGTTTATGGGATGAGAATGATTCATAGCGTTCATCGAGAGGATTTCCGTCTTCGTCGCAGGCAATCAGGCCCGCAAAGCTTCTTGCAAGCCCGGCTGCTGCCCTATCTACTTTTTTCCCTCCACATATGCCTTAGCCCATTCAATGGCAGCATCAGCTCCATCAAGACAAGCGGCACGCAGGCAATCAATTTCTTTTGCCATTGCCACCTTTGTAATCTTGATGCCTTCTTCCTTTGTCCATGAAGTGACCATGGTGCTGATGACATTGGCAAACATTTCAGCATCCTGAATGTCTTCGCCTTTTGCCAAGCCAAGGGCCTGCAGCGCATTCTTGCCCAGCATCAGGCTTGCACGCTCATCAGCTTTGCCGAGAGGATTGGCTTTGCAGAAAGTCAGCAATGCCTCTTTACCATTGAACCCTCCTTCAGAAATGCCACCAATATCCTCCTTGGGCGAAGGTGCAGCCGTTTTGGCCGCAGGGGCAGGCTTTGGGGCTTCTTGTTGAAGAGGCAGTGATGGGGCGTCATCTGCCTTGGGAACATCCTCCCCTGCGTAGAGCTTCAGACCAAGACCAGTGAAAGTGGCAATGCATTTAACGCTGGCACGTTGGATGTTGTCGCTCACTTGACGAGCATCCAGCTCCTTCACTGCGTTGTGTTTGTTGTCCATCACGGGGAACACCAACGCAGGAGTGCGTCTAATGCCGTCCGTCAAATAAGGACGCAGCAGCCAGCAGCCCTCTCGGCCAAACACTGGCCAGCCAGCTTCCTTTTCTTCAAAGGCTACGAACACGCCAGGAAATTGTTCGTTAAGGTAGCGGAAGGCAAAAGGCCAAGACAGATAGGAGAGCCCTTTGTAGTTCTTCTCAACGTGATCGCCAATGGGAAGCTCGTAAGCTTTCTTAAAGGCTTCAGGAGAAATGTCAAGGGGCGAAAAATGGCCAAGCATGCGCTCAGTGAGCATGGCTTCGTTCACGGCAGTCACGGGAAGAGTCATGGAAGCAAAACTAGCAGGGTCGTAGGTGAGGAAGGAGTGGTTCATTTGACAATGGACGAGTCGAGCTTGTAATGATTGTCATAGAAAATGACAAGCTTCTTGGGCTTTTCGCCTTCATAAGTGGTCAGGCTCGTACCAGGAAGAGGCCAATCTTCCACAATTCGCACATCGCTAATGCCTTCAGTGGAAGCCTCTTCATAACCCTCATCAATAGCCGTTTCTTCAAAGCAGAGAAGAATGGGCATGTCGGGGCCATGCTGGGCCTCAGCCTTGGCAAGGATTTCGCGCAGTTCGGAAACATTCATTTGTCGTTATAAAAGATGGTAAGGAATTTGTCGTCGAGGGTGGAAGAGCGATCGCTTGAGAGATCGATGCCAGGCAAGTTCTCCGCTGATGAACCTGCGTAAGAACTCATCACTCGCAAGGACACGCTCATGAGGTCTTCAGCTCTGCCCAGTTCGTAGCAGTATTCAGCAGAATACGCCCCAACAGGCATGTCGCCAAATTCTGCAACGCATTGCTCTAGCAGGAGAATCATCTCCGAAACAAAGAGAGTTTTAGTTTCCATGGTCTCCGGGAATGGAATGGTCGATGATGCTGGGCCACACTTCGTCTTTAAGGATGTCCGCCTCGTAGAAGCTGAAGCCCCGAAGAATCCGCTCCACGGCTTCGGACTTGCTAAGTTGGGCGGCGCTTGAAATGGCCGAAAGGTGGGCATAGGCTTGGTCAGAGAGGGTAAGGTGGCGGCGGCGCTTGCCGCCTTCATAAAGGCTGATGGGCATGGTTTTGTCGAGGGCTTCCCGAGCATAGGCCCACAAAGCCCTCCTGCAAGCCCTTTCAACCATTAGCTTTTCTTATGGCCCACAAGCCTTGCGGCAGCAGGCTCGCGATGGCATGATGGTCTGATTCCTCCCATGCTGCATGGCCTTTAACATCCTCGACTTCCTCGAGCAACTCGAGCCCAGCAACGAGAAGGGCAAGTTTGTCTGCCCCGCATGCGGCGGCAACGACTTCACGGTGAACAAGACCACAGGCGGCTACAACTGCTGGCACGACCCCAGCTCCGCTCACAGGGCCGACATCCGCAATGTGCTGGCTCCAATGGTGCGATGGGAAAAGCCCTACAGGGAGACTGGCTCGCATCACTTCCCTTACTACAACAAACAGCGCGAAGAAATCGTTCGGGTGCATCGAGACGATTCGAGCGGCTCAAAACGCATCTGGCAAGAATTTCCCACCATCCCATCGGACGCCACCAACCAAAAGGCGCTCTTGCAGGAGATGAAAGCCGGCATTTTGCCGTACAAATATTCGGAAGCCGTTGAGGAGAGTCAGAAGACTGGCCTGCCCATCGTTGTCGTTGAAGGTGAACTCACCTGCGAAGCCTGCTGGGCTATTGGCCTGCCTGCTGTCACCTTCCTTGGCGGATCGAAACAATATCGCACCAACGGCGACTACAGCCAGCTTTTCAAGGGACAGAAGATTGTCCTGGCTCCCGACAGGGATGAACAAGGCGTGGCCTTCATGGCAGAAATCGCCAATGACAATCCTGGAGCATCGTGGCTGTATGCCGATCCGCGTTCGTGGGAATGGGACAATCTCCCGCCCGGAAATGGCTATGACTTAGCTGATTACATTGAAGAAGGCGCCACAAAAGATGAACTGCTTTCTTCCATTGTCACCAAGAGCCGCCACAAGAATCAAGACGGCAAGCCCTCTTACGAGGAGATTATCTCCACGGTAGAAAATTTTGTTGGCCTCTACGCCAATGATGCTCGCATTGCTTACGAAACCAGCTCATGGTTGGAGCAGCGTGCAGTGAAGATGAATCAGCAAAACATTGACAAGATCATTGAAGAAGCAAAAGGACGCATATATGGCAGGGAGGAAATTGAAACCATTGATGCCCTGACCATTGCCAACTCTGACAAAGCTCGCGACTGGCTGATTGCTGGCATCATGCCGCTCGGCACTGTGATGCTGCTAGCAGCTTCTGGCGGCACCGGCAAGAGCACTGTCGCCTACAACTGGGCACTGCACATTGCTCTCGGCACTCCATGGTCAGGACGACGGTGCATGAAGGGCAAGAGCCTCATCATTCAAAGCGATGAGCCTCTGGTGGATACCAGCGAGAAGCTTGGCGTGATTGGCTACGAAGATGCTGGCCTGGATCCTGGCACCATTGCATTTTGGGAAACTTGGCGCTTTGCTCACATGCGACAGTTGGAAGATTACGTTCGCAAGCATCGCCCTTTGTTTATCACCATTGACTCCCTTACTGCTTGCCTTGCTGGCATGGACGTGGATTTGATTAAGAGTAATGCTGGCGACGTTATTTATGGCCTGCGCGATATTGCCAACACCTACAAATGTTCCATCCTCATCCTTCACCATTTGAACAAAAGCGGAGGACTTCGTGACTCGACGAGCTTTGTTGACAACGTTAGTGAAGTGGTGAAACTTACCAAGCCTGAAAATAATTTTGATGGCAGCCAGTTCCATCTTGAATGGCTTAAGAGCAGGAGCGGCCTCACTGGCAAGCACATGCTTCGCAGGGATGCATTGAACTATGGCTGGGAATATGCTGGCCCTCTCGGTGGAAGCCTGGAAGAGCTTGATCGCGTGGTCAACACCATCAACATGCGCAAGCACGAACGCTTCACCAAGCAACAAGCAGCAGCAATGGCAGGAGCATTTGACATTGCTGGCACGAGCAAGATGCTGGAAGTGGCCAGAAGGCAAGGCTTGATCACCAGCAGTTTTGAAAATGGTCCCAATGGAGAAAAGCAGCGAGTGTACCATTCCTGGGAATACCAAGAGCCCGACCTTGATTTCGAGAGCAATCACTCCCCTGCCGCCCCTGCAAAAGAGAGCGACAACTCCCTTGACGACGAATTCTTTTGAGGAGATCGTGGCTGGCCTATAATTATGGCTAGTTCATAGTTGGCAATAATGAAAATCATTTGGGCGGACCACGATCCTTCTTGGGGGGTTTCTAACCCTGCTTGGGATGAGCCCTCTTGGGAAGAAACAAAGGCTGAAGCAGCAAAGGCCAAAGAATCTTCCCCATCGGAAATCACGGAAGAAGCCGCCCAAGAAAAAAGCTCCTGGAAGGAGCCAAAAGGATTCGGTTGATTGTTTATTGCCTACGGATAGCAATAGCCTGTGTGACTAAAAAGAGCCTGATAGAGACAGAACGCTAGAAACAGCGCGGATGCCACCTTTTTGGTGATGTCAACAAAATGGTTTTTCATAAGTTGATCGGACTACTAGTCAGGAAAACATTCTGCAACTGTGATGTCTCGATCCATTTGATCCGCGTGGTAAACGCAGGCGTGACTGGGCCAACGCAGGACATTTGATCGAACCTCTTCGACTTCAATCGATGGTCGTTCGTCTTGAGCGATAGATAAACCAATGTCTTCAGCATCGTAATCATCATCGGCTACGACGTAACCGCGATACTGAAGCGTGACCAGAAAGATCTTCTTGTTGTTTTCCATGAGGAAGGTAGTGATGTTGATTACTGGGCTTCAAGCTCGTCAGCGATGGCAAGGAACTTGCGGCGAACGGCCTGTAAATTGAGACGGATTGCCTCATTGGTATAGGTCTCGTACTCGCTTAAGTTTTCGGGCACCACCTGATCCGCAGCAGCTCGCAGGGCGGCGGCGGCAAAGCCTCGTGCTACTAGCCGAAACGGAGAGTCTGGGTCGGGGCAGCCACAGGCGGCCAGCACCGCCTGCGCGGCGGGGGAGAGGTTAGTCATCGTAACTCCAGTACAGAACGAGCAATGTCAAGAAAAGTTTCTGGACTAAGGTAGTTCCAGTTGCTTTTGTTAAAGAGTTCAACTAGCTCTTCATCCGTCGGTTTCTGCGGCTCGGGCTGAACCAGGGCGGCTTGAGCGCGGGTCATTGCATCCGAACAGTACCCTTCCTTCAACTCCCAGGACCTGTAATGGCAACAAAGCTCTTGTAGCAACTCAGCGCACAGCGCTCGAAAGTCAGTCATTGGGCAGAGCCTCCAGTTCAGCGGCGATGGCGTGAATATCACGATGAAGCTCCCACATTTCAACGCTCCACTTAACGTTGATTAATTGATCCGCAACAACTCTAAGGGCGGCGGAGAGACCGTATAGGTCTTCTCCGTCAAGCGCGGCGTCACGAGCTTTCGAGCAGGCATCCAGCACCGCCTGTGCAGCGGGGGACAATGAATCGTTAGTCATTGGCACCCCCAGCGGCGCAAGGCTGCGCGGATTGTGTCTCTTACTTCAGAATACAACGCGAAATACTCGCCCACATCGTCCCATAGTTGGTCAATTTCCTCATCCGTCGGCCCCTGCGGCTCGGGCTTGGTGTTCTGCTTCAGGAACTCCACCATCAAGCGATGGGCTTCACCAGCGTCAGCAATAAACTGGCCCCGATAGTGGAAGCCTTCTTTGTCGAGGCGAAGCACTTCTTCCGTTGGTGGAGAGTTGAACGTGATGCAGTTGGTGAGTTGGTCAGTCATTAGTCTCTTTCTCTAAGCAGTGGCGATGATATAGGTGATGCAGATGAAAAGGACAATAATGACCAAGGCTTCCCAGGGTCCCATCACTTGCCCTCCTTCCACTTGGCAGCATCACGCTCAGTTTGGCAGTTCTTGTCTTTGCCATAGAGCCATGCGGCAGTGCTCTGGCCGGGCTTCGGGCCGTTACGAGGAAGCTTGATCAAACGAGGTTCAGGCATGGTTGGTTGAGAGGCTCGCTCATTGTACACCCGCGTCAACATCCTCTCGAACGCTGTGCCAATTAAACAACTGTCACAAGCCCGCTTGACTTAAGTATTACAATCGTCCCGTGGCTGCTCTCCGGCATCTACGCGCCTGGGGACACCAGCCCGTTTCAGTCCCTGCGGCGCTTCTGGCCAAGGAGATCAATGGGAGGAAAATTTAGTTGGATTCTTAATAACCGTCTGTTATTGAGAATGCAAGTATCCTTCGCAAGCGCCATCGCGCGGGAGGCCCCCAGGCCGACCTTGTTCATGGCGCTTTAATTTCCTTTCCATTGACTTCTTCTGAAAAATGACTATTGTGGGAAGGCCGCTCGCGCAGGCGAGCCCTAGCGAGCTTGTTCAAGCGGCCTGTAGTTAATCTTCTTGATCAATGCCCACAGCTCCTCTCGCTCCAGACAGACTCCCTCTGCTCGAGCACAATGGAACAACGATCGAGGTGTACCAGCACCATGGTTATTCCAGGCCCGACAGAGGCCCCCTGCCTCCCAGCAGAATCCTTTACGCTGCTCGTGATCAAAATAACGAGCGCCATTGGAGAGGAAGCCTTGATGAAATCGAAAGCTTGATTGACCGAGGCTTTGTCGTGGCAACGATTAGCGGAGGCAGTCTGTGATGGACAATGAAGAGCTGATCAGCCTCCTAAAGGAAATGGAAGCTATCAAAGCAAATCAACGCGCATTGTCCGAAAAGGAACAGCAATGCCGCGAAGATATTTTTGCTCTCATGCAAGACCTTGGCATTGACCAAGAGAAAAGCAACTATGGCAACATTCGCCTGCAGCGTAGAGCAGAAAAGGACTATGGTGAAGCCATTAAAATGCTAGAGCGCCAATTGAAAGAAGCCAAAAAACTGGCTGATGACATGGGCGACTATCAAATTAAAGGCTACAAAGAAAGCCTTGTTTACACTCCCCCAGTTGAGCTGTTTTGACCGCACCATTAACCAAAGCGGAAGTCACTGCTCTTATTGATCAAAAGATAAGAGAGCATGAAATTCGCATTGGCGTGATTAGCGGCCTTGCGGGAGTCTTGTTTATCGCAGGACTCTCTTATTTTCTTTCCATTGTTTACCTTGCTACCATCAGATGAGCGCCCCATTTATTCCTTTACCATTGCTCTCTGACAGAGAGTGGAAAGAGCTAAATGTGTTGCGCAAAGCCATTAGCGACAGCCCTTCAGCGGTGGTGCCAGAGCAGCAAGAGCGTTTTGCTGCATTGTTCGCTAGAAGCTTGCTTGGTAAAGGCGACAAGCCTTTAAAATGATTTTACTGCCCATTGACCATGCCCCTTCCTGAAATTGACTTCCCGGACAAGGAGCAGCAATTGAAATATGGCGTGAAGGTGCTTCTGGAAGCTGGAATGACGCCTCAGCAAATTGAGCACATTCGCGACAGAGTGGGAGCAGGTCCGGGCAAGATTCCCTACACCAAAGAACTCACTGGATTGCGCCGGTATATGGTGCAGGAGCTTTTAGCGGCAAGTTTAAGCAACAGGCAAATTGCCGACATCTTGAAGCTAAGCAAAGAAACTGTTAGCGCCGATCGTCATCACAATCGCAACTTATGGACTGCTGAAATCCTTAAGAGCCAAGACACTTGGCGGGCACGGCTAATCAAAGAACAAGGCGAACTCAAAGACAAAGCCCTCGAAAGCTTTGAACACAGCAAGCGCAAGAAAGTCACCACTTACAAGGAAGGGCCTGACGGCCCTGGCGAAACCATTGTGCGTATGGAAGAAAGTGCTGGCGAAAGCGGCTTCCTTGGCATTGCCCGTAGCTGTCTGGAGCAGCAGGCAAAGCTAATTGGCCTGTTTGATGTGAAGCCACAAACGGAAGAGAAGAGCGGCTACAAAGCATTCCTTGATAATTTAAGCAAGGAAGTTCGCAAAATAAAAGAAGCTGAAAGCAATAGTGAAGTTAGAGCCACTGCCATTGATGCTGAGGCTTATTTCGACGAACAAGGAGAGCCCACTGGTCCCAGCAAGCCTTTGCTATTCGCGAATAGCGAACAGGACGATGGAGAGGAAAGTTAATTATTTCTTAGCTTGACAGGCCCTCCCGCGCATCGCTACGCTTGATGGGACTGCTTTGTCTTGATGAATTTTTCGTTTGATTCTGTGGGCAACTTCCTTCGTAAAGCAAAGGAAGCAAAAGCCAGCAAGCGAGCAGCAATTGACGAAGGGCTTTTTCCATTGCTCACCGACCCTTCCACCTTCGCCATTGCTCCTGACGCTGCTGACCTGCTCGAGAAAAGCCTAGAACGCTATGGGGACGAAGCTCTCAAGGCAATGGCCATTGTGGCCCTTGGCAAGTGGGTGGAGCTGCATGGCACTTGGCTCGAGCAGCACATGCTCAACGGCGCCATCCAAGAAGCCGTATTGACTGCCTGCGACATGAACAAACTCACGCAAGCCGTCAGGCTCATGGAGGACGTGGGAAGCTTTGGAGGGGACGACGACTACAGGGCAGCCATGCGTCAGCAAATCAATCAGGCCGTGCTGGAAGGGCTTGAGGAAGCTGGTAAAGAGCCTTCTGACATCTTCGACCCTTACACCGACCCGTTGCTTTGATCATGGACTCCCTCCCGCCCATGGTCACCATTTGCATTCCGCCAGTGCTGCGGAAGGAAGCAGAAGATTTAGTGGCCGAAAACCCTCCCGTGCATCCTGCCTGGCAGAAAGTGGCGCAGCGTGGCCGTCATTATTCTCTTCGCACATCCTCCATTGAAGACCTTGAAGAACTAGCCGACTGGGCCTATAGCTGGTTAATGGAGCCTGGTATGCCCTTGGACAAGACCAAGCGACAAGCTTTTCAAAGCATCATCGCCAGAGCAGGCCGTCACGTTTTTCTGAAGCCCATTGGCAAGGGGCATTTCCTTGCAACTGGCTGGAAGCCGCCAAAGACTATAAGCAAGACTAATAACTCTGCCCCTTGACTCTGCCCCACTCTGCCCTTGATGATGGGCAAGTTCCTTCTCATTCCCTCCATGTCTTCCCGCATTAAAACCGAATCGTCTGGCGAAACCACTGCCTTCACTACTGACGGCAAGCTCGTCATGAACTTTGGCAACCCTCACGTTGCATGGGGATTCTCCGTGAAAAGCCTTGAAGAATGGCTCATCACGCTTGAAGAGGCCATGTCAGTGATGCCTGTTTGCCATAGTCGCTCCATTGAAACGCTTTATTTTTCCCTCAAGGCAGCACACAAGCGCCACCTGCAGGAGCATGAAGCAGTGATCAGCGAAGCCCCTACTGACGACGACCTCATGGCTTATCTCACTTCTTATGCTGCCGCAATGACTTGGGAAGCAATGGAAGGGAGGAAATGATTTCCCTGCCTGTTTGCATGCCCTGGGAGGTGACAATCAAGAACGATGGCAATGTGAATATATTGTCCATCCTCGCTCCCACTAGGGAAAAAGCTCGCATCATTGCAGAAGAGCTTTACCCTCATAGTCACTACGACATCCAGCTTCAGCCCGACTGGGACGACGCATCGTGATCACTGGCTCCTTCGGGAGCCTTTTTCTTTGCCCATGAATGATCACCAGGAATGGGCTCTGTGGCATAAGCCCAATCATCATATTCTGGATCATTCCTCAGCCATCGTGCCAAACGCTCACGCTCGCGTTCTTGTTCAGTCATTAGAAACTGGACAGCTTTCTATTGCGAGTCTAGCTGGCTTCCTATAGGCAAAAAAGAAGGGCCTTGCGGCCCTTCTTCCTTTGCTTGAGCTTCCGATGCCACAGCCTCCCTCCCAAAGGGGAGCACTCCTCTCACTAGCCCATGCAATGCTAGGGACAGTCCTCGCGGAAAGTCCAGAGTGCTCAGCAGCGTCCACCCTTGCGGCGTCAGCGACGGGCCTTTCGGCCAGGACCAACTCAAGCTTGCAAATCATAGCACCACTACCAGCCACGGCAGCAAGCCTCACAATTGTGATACGGTAAACCTTGGTAGGGGCGACCCTCCGTAGTCTCACTTCTTCTTTTTCTTTCCTGATGCTTTTTCGTTTTCTTCTTTCAGTTTCCGTTGCCTTAGGCGCTCTGGTGCCTGCTGCTGCGGAGGCTAAGTCTCGCTGCGGCGAAGCCAGCTTCTACGGGCACGGTGACGGCTTTGCAGGCCAGACAATGGCCAATGGTCAGCCAATGAACCCGCGAGCCATGATCACTGCCCACCCATCGCTTCCGCTCGGCACCCGCTTGAGAGTGGTGCGCAATGGTCGGAGCGTAATCGTCAAGGTGACTGATAGAGGCCCTTGGTACGGTGGTAGGATTCTCGACCTGAGCTATGGCGCTTTTGCTCGCATCGCTCACCCTGGTAGCGGCCTGGCAACGGTCTGTTATCAGGTGGTGTAGGCACCAAGGTGGCCTAAGGGACAATGGAGGAAACCAAGGGCGCTTCGCATGGGGCGCCTTTTTCTTTGGGCCTAGCCAGCTTTGTAACGAAAAGCAACTGAGCTCTTGCGAGATCCGGCTGGCTCGTTATCGTGCGCAGGCATCGCCTCTTAACCATGCAAAGCATCATGCTGCCGCTGCTCACGCTCGCAAGCCTGCTGGCCTTAGCCACGCTACCCGTGCAGCAGCAAGACGACCTCACCGCCCTCCGCAAGTGCATGGCACTCCACCCCGAACGCTACTGCAGGCTCACGCATGCCCCTAGTACAGTTGCACCATAAGCAACGCTAATAGGTAAAGGGCTTCCCAAAAGGCTCTCGATGGGCAATCATAGTTTCAACGGGGCGCGAGCCTCACCATTCATCTTCCCTCCCATGGACAAAACCGCTTCCGTTAAAGCTTTTATCCGCGATGCAGGCGCAGCAATCGTCTCCGTGCAGTTCGTTAAGGCTGATGGCACCCTGCGCAAACTGCAGTTCAATCCTCTCGACTCCTGCGAAATCAAGGGTACTGGCCATGCCCTCAAGAAGCCCGGCATCGTTCGCTGCCGCGACTTCACCATTGCCCGCAACAAAGGCCAAGGCGCTTGGCGCTCGTTTGATTGCGAGCGTGTGGTGAGCATCAAAAGCAATGGCAAAGAGCTGGTGTTCTGACCATGGCAGTTCTTGAGCGCGACAACTGCTGGAGCCTGTGGGCCTTGACTGACGGCCGTTGGAACATTCTTGATTCCGGCGCCGATCGTAATGCCCTCGAGCGCCAAGCCCGAAGCCTGCAGGCCGTGTTTGCCACCAAGACCTTCATGGTGGTGCAGGGCACACAGAGCCCAGGGCGTTTGTAAACAATTGTTGCGGAGGGGCTGACCAGGCCCCTCCTGCCTGTACATTACTTGCAACGGGCCGCGAGGTCCACCATTCCTCAGAATCATGAAGCATTATCCCTCTTACGAGGCTCGCCTAGAAGCCGACCGGCAAGCCCAGCATTCTGGCTATGGCATCAGGAAGTTCCATTGCGCTGACGGCACCATCAAATGGGAAGCCTATGGCTGGGAGCGCCTGACCGAGCTTTCTACGCACGACACCTCCTACGGCTTGTTCGACCACAAGTGGGAAGCTGAATACTATTTCAACTCCATCGTTCATTGATCATGAAATATATTTCTCGCGAAGAACTCTTGGCCGTAGGCGCTTCACCCTCTTGGGCCGATGCCACTGTTTTCACTGGCAAGCTTTATGATCAAGCCTTTTCTCAAAGCTGCCGCAATGGCAGCAGCGCTGGCGGCTTTGCCTCTGGGGAGTTCAATGGAAAGGAAGTAAGCTGCTGGATTGTTCCTCGGTGCATGGGCGGCGGTCGCTGGAGCAGCACCACGCTCTGGAAGGTCAATGGCAAGCGAGTGGCACAGAAGAAGCTGGTCGATGCCGTTTGTGAAGCTTTGTGACAAGCAGGGGCTTCGGCCCCTCTCGCCTGTATTGTTCCTTTGTCCGGCGGCGACGCCCTTTCCTCTTCTCCCATGGCAACCATTCCTACTGTCCATCTCAACGGCACTGGCTTCACTGAGCTGCGCGACGGTTACGCCGCTGCTTACGACGCCATTGACAAGGCCATTGACGCCTTGGCGAAGGCGGAACTTAACGGAAGGGATTTTTATCCGCAGGCCCCTGGCGCCTACTACCAGGCTCGTGCTGAACGCGACGATGCCTTTGACCAGCTTCGCGCTGTTCAGTCTTATGTGGGCGAGATGCTCGCTGGCATTTGTGATCAGCGGCGCTGATTGTGACGATAAGCAACAGTGATCGTTCAGGGGCTGGCAACAGCCCCTTTTTGTCGTATTGTTCTCTCAGTCGGGCAGCGATGCCTCCTCTCATGACCATCACCCTTGATTCCTTCCCCTCTGTTGATCGCTACGGCTTTCCCTTGCAAGTGTGCGGACGTTGCGGCGGCTCTGGCGAGCACAGCTACAACCAGCTCCATGGCAGCGTTTGCTACGGCTGTGATGGCCACGGCGTGCGCCACACCAAGAAGGCCCACAAGGAATTTCAAGATTGGGCTTATGCCCTTAAGCGCCAGCGTGAAGCCATTGGCCATTCTTTGCAAGTGGGTGATGAACTGGCCATCCTTGAGGCTATAGGAGTGATGAGTACCAAAGTGGTTGGCTGGCATTCCATTGCTTCTATTGAAATCACCGACCAAGAATGTGGCTGGAGCATCACTCGCGCTCCTGATGGCACCGAACTGCGCACTCCCACTTGCTGGACCATCATCATCACCTTTGACGATGGTGAGCGGGTGGAGGCCTCCACTAACAGCGTCTTCCGTAGGAAGGGCTGGGTGGATCCAGCTCCCTATGTAGAGCGCAGCCAAGTGAAGCGTCGCATCAAATCTAAAGTGTGAAGCATTGTTACAGGCCCCTTTCCCAGAGGCCTCTCTTGCTCTATTGTTCTTTCAACGAGCCGAGAGGCTCACTACCACGTTCTCAAGATCATGCAAACCGTCGCTCTCTTCCGGCTCTTTGAACAAACCCCCGATGGGGCCATTCGCCAGTGTGGCTTCACTGGCCCAGACCATGAAGAAGCCCTGCTCTGGCAAAAGGAAATGCAGCAGTGTTTCCCGGCCAATCGCCACTGGATACGACCAGTGTTCAATCATGCAGGTGCCTAATCACCAGCACAACAGCGGCAAGCCTCCCAAGCGGAGGCTTAAGCCGCAAGCCCTCAGGGCCGCTAAAGCCCGCAGACAAGCCCTTCTCAACCAGCTCCATCATGCAAGACGCAATCAACATCCTGGCCATCAGCAACAGAGGCCGTAGCCGCATTGGCACCACCATCACCACTGCCATTGTCGAACAAAATCATCACGACAAGCTTTTCATCGTGCTGCCGCAGTTTAATCAATGTCGATGGATAAAGAAAACAAACGATCCTGATTTTCGCATTATCGGAGAAGACTAATGATTCGTTCAGTGTTTTATTTTGCTTCTGAAGATGGCTACGAAGATTATGCCCTCACCATTGAAGAGCGTGATCAGCTAAAGACCATCTACGAAGCTGCTGGCACCTCGTTCATCATCAAGGAACTGCCAAGCGACGAAGAAGACGACGAGCCCCTTTACGAACCTTTCTAAACCATGAAAACCACTATGCGCCCCAAGGCAAGAGCGACCGTCCGCACCTTTCAAGACAACAGCCCCTACTTTCCTGCAACGAAGGGCTGCTACCAAGCAACGAGCCTTAAAGAGCTTCTGTTCCACACCAGACTGGCTATGGAAGACCGGGAAGATACCATTGCCATCTTTGATGCAGAAGGCTCTTGCAAGGGCCTCTGGAAGCTTTCCACAGAAGGGCATGTGGACAGCGCTGGTGATAGCATTGTCGACCACGAAGGCTACGAGCTGATGCGCCCTGATACGAAGGAGCAATGGATGTGGAACAAGCTTGTGGAGGAAGTTAAATAATGGGCACTAACTATTTCTTGCATGCTCCTGCTTGCGAGCATTGCGGCAAAGAGCCGGAAGAGCCCCTGCACCTTGGCAAAAGCTCGGCAGGATGGTGCTTTGGCTTGCACGTGTACCCCGAAAAAGATTTACACAATTGGGGCGATATATGGAGCCATATTCATTACAGGGTGGAAGAAAAAGATTATGAAATCAGAAACGAGTATGGAGATTCCATTGATCCTGCTCTTTTCTTTTCCATTGTTTGGGATAGAAAAGGACGGTCAGAAAAGCTTTTCGACAAGAAATGGTTAGCAGCCAATCACGCTACGATTGGCCCTTGTGGGCTTGCCAGGCATGCCTTGTATCCTGGCCATTGCATTGGCCATGGTGGCGACGGCCCTTTTGACTACATTATTGGAGAATTCTCGTGATACTGGTTGATTATTTCTCTGAAGCCTGCTGCAAGGGCACTGAACTCGTGGAAGGCTGGTATTGGTATGAAGACGATGGGGAAGAAGTGGGAGGGCCGTATGAAGATCAAGAACAGGCGATTGAAGCGGCAAACAATGGGAAAGGCTGGTGAGAACTGGCCAGTGTTGTAATTACTAAAAAAAAATGGAACTCGCCAGCTCGGTATAGTAAATTGTGGGCAAATGTCCCGGCCAAGGTTGTATTTAGGGTCCGGCTGCGAGTGTAACTGAGGTCCGGCTAGTGCTGTGTAACGCGCGCGGGCCCGGCTGCGCGCCTATACGCGCGCACGCGCACCCACGCGCGCACGCGCGCCCACGCGCGCACGCGCACCCACGCGCGCACGCGCGCCCACGCGCGCACGCGCACCCACGCGCGCACGCGCACCCACGCGCGCACGCGCGCCCACGCGCGCACGCGCACCCACGCGCGCACGCGCGCGCACGCGCGCACGCTGAGCTGTGACGGGCTTGTGGGCGTCGTTGGGCGTCGTTGGGCGTCGTTGGTGCTTGTGGGGGCTTGTGGGGGCTTGTGGGGGCTTGTGGGGGCTTGTGGGCGTCGTTGCGTG